AATGGGGAAGCGCCGGTTGGCACCACGCTTGCGGTATTGGAGCGAGAGATGAAGGTAATGAGCGCGGTTCAAGCCCGTGTTCACGCCGCAGTCTCAAAAGAACTCAAGATACTGGCAGAGCTTGTCAGGGACTACGGCCCAGAAGTTTATCCCTATGAAGAGGATGACGGTCAGGCCCTGCCAATGGACTTCAATGACCGGATCGACATTATCCCGGTTAGTGACCCGAACGCGGGCACTATGGCTCAGCGGATCATGCAGTATCAGGCGGCGTTGCAGTTGGCGGCTCAAGCGCCCCAGATGTATGACATGCCACTGCTTCACCGCCAGATGTTAGACGTTCTGGGGATTCAGGATGCAGATAAGATTGTTCCAACAGAAGACGATCTAAAGCCGACAGACCCTGTTACAGAGAACATGAACATCCTGACCGGCGATCCGGTCAAGGCGTTTATATATCAGGATCACGAAGCGCACATTCAGGTTCACATGTCAGCAATGCAGAACCCGCAGATTGCCGAGATGGTTGGCAAGGCGCCTAACAAACAGGCGCTTGAAGCGGCAATGTCTGCTCATATCGCAGAGCATGTTGCGTTTGCTTACAGAGACAAGATTGAGAGAGAGCTAGGTGTAGAACTTCCCGGCCCAGACGAAAAACTGCCTGAAGACATTGAATTGCGGATTTCCAGACTTGCGGCCCCAGCCGCGCAACAAGTTACCGGCAAGGCTCAGATGATGGCCCAAGCCGAGCAAAACGCCCAGCAACAGCAAGACCCGATTGTTCAGATGCAACAACGCGAGTTGGCGCTCAAAGAGCAACAGGCTATGGCTAAGGCGCAGACAGACATGGCCAAGGTGCAAGTCGATGCACAGAAGGCAGAGGCCAAGACTATGCTTGATCTGGAGAAACTGGATCAGCAGGAACGCTTAGAAAGCGCAAAGATCGCCGCCAAGGTGGCGATGCAGGAATCTAAGGATGAATCTCAGCAGGAAATCGAGGGATTTAAAGCTGGGTTTAATTTAATCAAGGACACTATCGAGAATGAAAAAGGCAGGTAACAACCTCTTGAAGACGATGCAGGACGAGCTGAGAACTCAAATGAACGAGGTTTCAGATCACATGGCGATAGGCGGTTGTAAAGACATGGACGAATATTCCCGAAATGTAGGGATTATTCAGGGCCTTGCCTTTGCCGAGAGAACGCTACTAGACCTAGACGAAAGGATGGAGCGCGAGTAATTCGTTACACAAGGTAACGCATGGTGACACCAGACACCTATTTCTGGTGCAGGAACGGACTATGACTGAAGAAGACACACAGGTTGCCAAGCAACTACCCGAACCCAAAGGCTACAAATTACTCATTGCCCTCCCAGAACCGGACGAAATGACCGAGGGAGGCATCCTCAAGGCAAGAGAAACCATGCAGATGGAAGAGATTGGCTCTGTTTGCGGGTTTGTCATGAAGATGGGCGCTGACGCTTACGGAGACAAGACTCGTTTCCCAAGCGGCCCGTGGTGCGAGGAAGGTGACTGGGTGCTAATGCGCTCATATAGCGGAACGCGATTCAAAGTACACGGTAAGGAATTTCGCCTTATTAACGACGATAGCGTTGAAGCAGTAGTTGAAGACCCAAGGGGGATTGTGAAGGTATGAGCGAAGAGCAGATGGAAGAACAAACCATGTCCACTGAGGACAAGTTTTTTGGTGTCAAGACAATCATTGGCGGTGAAAAAGCTGATGTTGATGTCGAGGTTGTAGATGACCGGCCCCCAGAGGATCGCCGTCCTCCTGCCAAAGAGGCCAAGGAGGAAGAGAGTGGCGACGAAGAGTTGGAGGGTTACTCGGATAAAGTTAAGAAGCGCATCAATAAGCTCCGCTATCAACAGCATGAGGAGCGTCGGCAACGCGAAGCCGCTGAAAAGATGCGTGAAGAAGCTGTCCGAGTGGCGCAAAAGTATGCGGATGAGAACAAGAAGTATCATGCGATCATCCAAGAAGGCGAGCAGTATCTGGTTCATCAGATTAGAGAGCGAGCTAATCTGGCTCTTGAGCAAGCTAAAAGTCAGTATCGCCAAGCATACGAAGAAGGAAACACGGATAAGGTTGTCGAAGCACAAGAAGCTATGATGCGGGCGCAATCTGAGTTTCAGTCTGCCGATTATCAGATGAAACAGATGAATGCCGACAGGCAAAGGTTTGCTCAACAGCCTCAGCGTTTCCCAGAGCCGCAACCCGCAGTGCAACAGCGCCAACCGCAGATACAGCAACCGCCAGAGCCGACTGAAAAAGCGGCTAAGTGGGCGCAAAATAATCAGTGGTTTGGTCAAGAAAAAGACATGACCGCTCTGGCGTATGGCGTCCATGAGCGACTTGTTAGAGACGAGGGGTACGACCCCAACTCCGATGAATACTTTGAGGAAATTGACCGCACCATGCGGGCTAAGTTTCCAGAATATTTTGGTGGCGATGACTCGGAAGAGGTATCTACCACCAGAAGTCCCCCCGTGGTCACAGCGCCTTCCTCACGGAACAATGGCGCGAAGCCACGCAAGGTGAAGCTGACTCGCACTCAGCTAAGTCTAGCCAAAAGGCTAGGAATAACACCCGAACAATATGCCAACCAGCTTGTTAAGGAGGCTCAGTAATGGCAGAACAGCGCACAAACAGGGACGCAGAGTCCAGAGAAGTTGAAACAAGACCTAGCGATTCGTGGATTCCGGCCTCCGTATTGCCGAACCCTGCTCCGCAAGACGGATGGGTGTTTCGGTGGGTACGCACCAGCACACTGGGCCACGCGGATAACACGAATGTATCTCAGAAGTTTAGAGAGGGCTGGGTTCCTGTAAAAGCAGAAGATCATCCAGAGCTAGAGGTAATGTCCGACATCGACTCCCGATTTAAAGGGAACATCGAGATCGGAGGACTTCTCCTGTGCAAACAGCCAGAGGCTGGCGCACGGGCGAGGGAAGCTCATTATCAGCAGGTTGCCAATAGCCAGATGGAGTCTGTAGACAACAACTTCTTAAAGCAAAACGATCCCCGAATGCCCGTTCTTAACCCTGAGCGGTCGACTCGGACTACCTTTGGTCGAAGTTGACTCCGGTTTGCCGGAGAGCTTTGATCTTAACTCTAGTTGTGGAGATTAAAGATGGCTACATCAGCTACTCCGATGGGTGCGGAACCCGTAGGCACACTTAGTGCTTCTGGTTCCTTCACCGGAAAAGTACGCCATATCAAGATTGCTAATGCCTATGGCACGGCAATTTTTTATGGCGATTTCGTCAAGCTGGTTGCGGCTGGGACGGTAGAGAAGGCGGCAGTTACGACTGCGGCTGTCGCAGGGACTGTTGGCATTTTTGTCGGCTGTGCCTATACCGATCCCAACACCAACCAAAAAACCTTTAACCAGCAGTATCCTGCCTCAACAGCGGCGGATGACATCGTGGCTTATGTCGTAGATGATCCCAAGCTGTTATTCCAAATGCAGGGTGACGGTTCTATTGCTCAGACTGGTCTGGGTAATAACGTCCAAGCTATCAGCACTGCTGGATCAACCTCTATCGGCAGGAGCAAAAACGCTCTTGACGCTAGTACAATCAATACCACCAACACGTTCCCGCTTCGTATAGTGGACTTCGTGGATGGGCCAAAGAGTTCAGTAGGTGATTCTTTCACTGACTGCATTGTGACCTATCTACCGCTTAGTCACGCTTACGAGACGGCACTTGGCGTTTAAGGAGATTTAGGAAATGGCTATTTCACGCGCACAAATGCTGAAAGAACTGCTCCCCGGTCTGAACGCCTTGTTCGGTCTGGAATACGAGCGGTACGATGACGAGCACACGATGATTTACGAAACTGAATCATCTGAGCGTTCGTTTGAGGAAGAGGTAAAGCTGTCCGGCTTCGGTGCCGCACCAGTTAAAGCTGAAGGCGCCGCCATCAGCTATGACTCGGCGCAAGAGTCGTTCACTGCTAGGTATAATCATGAAACGATTGCTCTCGGCTTCAGTATCACAGAAGAAGCAATGGAGGACAATCTATATGACTCACTGTCTGCAAGATACACAAAAGCTCTTGCAAGGGCAATGGCTCATACCAAGCAGGTGAAGGCGGCAAATCCGTTGAACAACGGTTTCGGCACCTTCCAATCTGGTGACGGCGTAACGCTGTTCAGCACGGCTCACCCGCTGGTAAACGGTGGCACCAACGCTAACCGTCCTACCACTGCGGCTGATCTAAACGAGACTTCGCTGGAAGATGCTGTGATTAACATCGCCGCATTTACCGACGAGCGTGGTCTGCTGATCGCGGCCCGACCCCGTCGTTTGATCGTTCCACCCGCGCTTCAGTTTGTAGCAACTCGCTTGCTTGAGACTGAAGGTCGAGTTGGCACGGCTGACAACGACATCAATGCCCTTCGCAACAACGGATCGATTCCAGAAGGCTATTCTGTCAATCACTTCTTGACTGACACGAATGCGTTCTTCTTGATTACCGATGTACCGAACGGCATGAAGCACTTTGAGCGCACCGCGCTTGAAACTTCAATGGACGGAGACTTCGATACAGGAAACGTGCGCTACAAAGCTCGCGCTCGTTACTCGTTCGGCGTATCTGACCCACTCGGAATTTACGGCTCGCCCGGAACTTCCTAATAGTACGGGGGCTTCGGCCCCCTTTCTTTCCTGACTGATTGTTCCATGTGGAACATCAGACCAACCCAAGACAGGAGCATGACATGGGTACTACTACTTTTTCAGGGCCAGTACGATCTGAGCGCGGCTTTACTGCTGTTGGCTCTACCGCTGTAGTTGAGATTACCGCAGAAACCACGCTTACCTACGCCGACCACGTTGGTCGCATTATCGAAGTCAATGACGCCGATGGCGCTGTGACTTTGCCAGCCATTACCAGTGACACCATTGGCGCCACTTACAAGTTCTTTATCGGCACAGACGCTACTGATCTGGACATCAAGACTGATGGGACAGATAAGTTTTCGGGAATGCTTGTCCTCGCGGCGGCGGCTACCTCTCAATCAAGAGGCTTTGCTCCGGCGGCAACTAACGATGTCATCACCATGAACGGTACAACCAAGGGCGGAATTGCAGGTTCTACCTTGGAAGTAACAGCGATTGGCACGGATGAGTATCTGGTTACCGGTACACTGCTAGGATCAGGCACACTTGTCACTCCTTTTGCTGACGCCTAATAGATAGACTACAGGGGCGCAAGCCCCTTTTTTGGAGGTCAAAATGGCTGATACAGTTACCAGTCAGACAATCGAGGACGGCCCTCGTACTGCTATTTTTGCGTTTACCAATGTTAGTGACGGAACTGGCGAAGCGGCAGTTACCAAGATTGACGTGTCTTCACTATCCAAAGACCCCGCCAGCGACAAGGCGTGTACCAGCGTGCAAATAGAGTGCATTTGGTATTCGACTATTGGCATGGGCGTAGAGATTCTGTTTGACGCAACGACTGACGTTTTGGCGTGGGAGCTTCCTGCCGACTACTCAGACACAGTAGATTTTTCGGAGTTTGTTGGTATTCCCAACAACGCAGGAGCGGGCAAGACGGGCGACATCAACTTTACGACAGTAGGGCACACCAGTGGCGATTCATACAGCATCGTCATGAAGGTAAAGAAGAGCTACGGCTGATGCGGCTTTATTACAAGAAGGGCGGCAAAACCAAAAAGCCCAAGTCTCGCGTCAATGAGGCGGGAAACTATACCAAGCCCGGAATGCGTAAGCGTTTATTCAATCGAATAAAATCTAGCGGCAAGGGCGGCAAGCCGGGTCAATGGTCAGCGCGTAAGGCGCAGATGCTTGCCTCTGCTTATAAGAAGGCTGGGGGAGGATACAAGGACTGATGGCGCTCAAGAAGCCGCAAAAGTCCCTCAAGAAGTGGACAAAGCAGAAATGGCGCACCAAGTCGGGAAAGCCCAGCACCCAAGGCTCGAAAGCAACGGGAGAAAGGTATTTGCCTGAAAAGGCAATCAAGTCCCTCTCTTCTAGCGAGTATGCGGCAACCACCAGAAAAAAGCGGGCTGACACCAAGAAAGGTAAGCAACACTCCACCCAGCCCAAGAAGGTGGCTAAAAAGACAGCGAGGCACCGGAAGTAATGCGACTCTACTACAAGAAAGGCGGTCGCGTTGATAAGGGGGCGATGGCCTGCAACAAGCCAAAGAGGACTCCCGGTCATTCCAAGAAGTCTCACATCGTAAAAGCGTGTGAGGGCGGTAAGGAAAAGATTATCCGTTTTGGACAGCAGGGTGTGAAGACGAACCAGACGGTTGGTCAGCGCAAGGCATTTAAGTCTCGCCACGCTAAGAATATCAAACGCGGCAAAATGTCTGCGGCGTATTGGGCTGACAAGGTCAAGTGGAGTCCAAGCAAGACCAAGTCAAAGTCCACCAAGTGGAAGAAGGGTAGCTAGATGACCATCAGCAGGGCGCAGGCCGCACAGCAGACAAGGAACGCTCCCGCCTCTCGGAAGGTAAAGAAGGTCATGAAAGAGTTTAAGTCTGGCAAGCTCAAGTCTGGCGGCTCTGGCAAGAAAGTGACCAACAAAAAACAGGCTGTTGCTATCGCGCTTTCCGAAGCGGGGTTGAGCAAGCCAAAAAGGGCGGCGCACGGCAGGCAAATGCCCAAGGCCAAGTGCAGAAACGGCATTGCTGTGCGGGGCACGACTAGAGGAAGGATGGTCTGATGGCTACCAGCGGAACGACAAACTTCAATCTAGACCTTGCTGACATTTTTGAGGAGGCGTTTGAGAGAGCAGGCTCCGAGCTACGAAGCGGTTATGACTACAAGACCGCTCGCAGAAGTCTGGATTTGCTCATGCTTGAGTGGCAGAACCGTGGTCTTAACTTGTGGACAGTAAGAGATGCCACGCAAACCCTGACCGCAGGCACTTCGTCATATGAC